GAGATGCACCAACTAATGCACATTCTCGAACATCAGATAGTCTTAGATTATTAACAAGATGGTCTACATCAGAAAGTTTACATGGTCTGAATTCAAACTGTCCTTTCTGAATGTATGTCATTTGTTATATAGTTTTTGAAAACCTTCTTCTACTTGACGAACATAGTTTGGGTCACGCTTTGTCATGCTCCAATATCTTTCGTCTTTCATCATCTCTCTTAATCCAGCTTCATTTTGCTGACCAGTAGGTGCAGCATCACCAATAGATGTGGTAGTTTTCAAAGCATTCATTACAGTTTCCATAGCCTTAACACCATCAGCAGTTGAGCAAAGATTTGCTATTTGTGCATGCTGTTCTGGTGAGAAAAACTTATTTGACCATAGCTCTACTGCTTGTACTCTTTCCAAAGCATTATCACCCAAGTTTTTCATTTCCGCTTGTGGGTCGGTAGTGCCAATGTTCATTGCCTTTTTATACATCTCTATGCCTTCGGCAAACTCATCTTGACTGTAGCCATTTTCAAAAGACTGTTCAGCCCACCACTCTAATAACTCATTACTCTTTGCAAGCTCTTCATCTATACCTTCTGGTAATATGTAATCACCTTTCTTTTCAGGTCTGTCTTTATATGCTTCTGCTTCCAAGTCTTGCATCATTTGTGATTTTATATCTTCTTCTTTCTGGCTTAACTTACCTTCGAGTTGTGAATAAGAGTTAGCCATGTCTTCTGCTGATTTAAATTTTTCTGGTAACCAAGCTGGTCGTTCACCCATAGAATCTATAGGTTGTTCCTCTTGTGGAGCTTGTGGAGCTTGTGGAGCTTCTGTGGATGTAGGGGTATTGTTAGTTTCTACTTGTTCCGCTACTGTTGTTGATGCTTGTTCTTCACTCATGTTAGTCCTCTCTTGCTATTTTATCACCTTCTTTAATTCTTCTTTCAATGACACCTACAACATATCTCGAACCTTCTGCATGTCGTAAGACTTCATCTGTTACAGCTGACCCATGTACTGCTTCTATAGTTATACTTCTTAAATATTTTAACACCTCTTTACCAACTGGTGAGTTAAACAATGCATGCATATTTAAGCTTATAGTTTCATCATCTTCCTGATATCTAGGGAATCCATCTATCTGACTTTGTATAACTGGTTTACTCGGCTGCTTGTTCATTTGGTGCTTGCTCCATATTCTGTGGTTGCATCATTTGTTGTTGTGCTAACTGCTGTGCAGTTTGTACTAGCAGTTTGCGTTCTTCTAAATCTCTAATCAAAGTATCAGGAACACCAAACTTCCTTGCAAGATGTGCTGCTGTTTCTTCTGTGTTCACTAAAAGATTTACTGTCTGTGGACCAAAAGAACCTCCTACAAGCTCTAACCATCTTGCTATTGCAGATATATCTTGATTAGATTGTGCTTGTGCTAATGGCGATACAGACTTTACTTTTATCTGTCTGCCATTGATTGTTGGTATTTCTATGCGACCTTGTTTCTTCAAAATATAAACAACACGCTGTAATACTGGCTGTACCATCTCAGCTTGCAATCTACCAAAAGCAGAACCCATACGTCTACTTAAATCAGCCATTCTTTCTGCAACTTCTGTTGCACTTGCTGGTGTTCTATCTGGATTACCAAGCATATCATTATACAATGCTCTCTTTATATTCTGGCGCATATCACTTAATACAAAGTTAGTGAAGTTAAGGTCACCAGCTTGTTTGATTGGTTGCAGTCCAGCAGAGTTTGGTGCTTTAGGTATTACAGTTCCAGGCACTAAATTTATTGTATCTGGATTTATAACACCATCATCATCCATTTGATATATTCCGGAGATAGCCATTGCTGCATTATTTAGTATTGATTCTACTGTGAGATTAGTTGTTTTAATTGCACTTAAACAGTTGAATATTGGACCTCGACCATAGACTTCACCAGCACAAGTATTCCAACGAAAACATATATATGGATTGCTACCAGTGCCAGTAAGAGATTCCTTTTTCAAAATCTCAAGAGTATTAAGCTCAATACAGATATACATAAATGCATCTTCATTTAACTTTGAGTAATCTTTACAAACAATTTCTAATAGCTTTGTTTTTGTGTCAGGCTTAGAAATCATAGCATTTGTAAGTTCTTGTGGCAGCTCTATATCTGGAAACAAGATATGCAAATCAGAATAACGTACTTGTCTTTCTCTATATACATGGTCGATGTTATCATCAGGACCAACATCGAGAACTACATGAGGTAATGGAATAGCAGAAAAAGATACTGGATTAATAGCATCACCTTCAGAAACATGAAGGATACCAGTACCAACAGCCAAGTCCATAAAGGACTCATGAACCTCTTGAGCAAAGTTTGAGTTCTGTAATACTTCAAAAACATACTCGGTTATAAAGTCCAGTTCATTATTTATTTCATCTCGTTCATCTAGTGGTATCTCTGAGCCAGCAGCAAAATCAGCCCAACGAGCAAAGTTGGGGACAAGTCCTTGCTGGAGTCTTGATGCAAATTCTTGTACTCCAACAACAGCAGTCTCATCAAATATTTTTTCATCTCTACGTTCTCCTATGGTCTTCGATTTAAATGTTTCTCGCATAGGCATTGTAAATTCATAGCAATCATCAAACACATCTTCAAAGTGTTGACGTATAGTTTTAGCTTTTTCAAACTTTTCTTTATAGTATTTAGCTAATGCTTTTGGTTCTGTTGGCATACCAATATGCATATTAGTACCTTCTCAAACCTGTCTGTGTTGTCTGAACACCCTGTGAAAGGAAACCAGAACCACCTTGACTTCCTGTAAACAAAGAACCTCTACCAACTTTTCTTCTAAATACTGTACCACCAGTATCATAGAATAAACTTGTTTTGACTGGAGCTGACGTTTCTACTTCTTCATCAAGAGCTTTTTGCCTATTTATAATCTTCTGCTCTTCTTCTTCTTTTTGTGCAGCCTTTGTTTCTTCCCTTACCTCTTGTCTAGGTTCAGGAGTTCTGCTACCACCACCACCAAAGCACATACTTACCTCCTTATGTCCATTCCAAAAAAGTTCCTCTTTCTAGCTATACTAGGTCTTTTAAATAAATTAAAGTCTTTTCTTGCATTGAAAGCTTGCAATGGTTTTTGTCCAGCCATCAAACTTCTTCCTTCTCCAGCTCCTAACATCAAGTATTGCAGAGCATCATGAATATGGGAATACATATTTTTTTCTGGTTTATCTTCATATCTTTCTCCAGATACTTGCATTCTTCTATAGCAGTAGCCACCTTGAAATCCTTTTATAAGTTGTGGACATCTTCTGTCTATTAAGAACCCAGATTTACCATCTACCATTTTATTTAGTTGTGAAGAAACAGATTCGAGTCTTAGGTCTATGCTGTTGCTAGGAGCTGGTGTTGCTTTCAATCCAGCACCACGCAGTATTTGAAAAGGAGTTGACTCATCTGTCTGCGCCCTAAAATCCCCAGCTGGGTCACCATAGATATACACATCAAGATTACCAAATCGTGTAGCAATCTCTTGTCGTAATAATTCTGAGAAACGTACTATACCCATATCAATTGCAACTATCTCTGACTGCACCAACCATCGACCTCGAACCTTCTGACCAAACACAGCAGATGGAGTCAATCCAAAATCAATACCAATATATAAAGGTACACCAGCAGCAACTGGTATTTCCTCTTGTGCAATGTGTGAATCACTAACAAAGTCTGGATATACTGGCTTACCTTCTTGAATCATACCAAGACGATTCATAACATAAACATCTATCCAACTTTTAGTTTTACCATTCACAATATTTGGATAATAGCTTTGTAATATGTTTTTGCTGTTCTCTGCTTTGGGTGTTGGGGAATAAGATAATACTTCGCCTTTCTCACCAAGATTCTCTGTCATTGCTGCTGGCTGAGTATAGAACTTCCAGTTCTCAGGCTTGACTAACATCGTTGCTTGCTCTCTAGGTATGTGGTCTGGTATTGGAACTTCGCCTGACATTATAGCCCACCAATGGTCTTCTTCTGGTGCGTTGGTATCACAGATAACACCTGACCAGCTAGAACCACCTTCCCTCATACTTGGATATCGACCAACACGCATAGTACACGCATCAACTATACTCTTTGGAATCTCTCT